ACTTACTCAATAAGCCAGATCTTAATATCAAATCGTTTCTTTGTGTCTTTTATAGATGCTTTTAAACTTCGTTTATTCCACAATAGCCATCTGCTCCAGAATCCTGCAGTAATTGGATCATTCCAATCTTCACCCATTCTACTATGTCTTTTTAAATATCTATCTTTTGCTTTATCATCTCCTGTAATTGTATAATCATTCATACCTTTAGCACCAAAATTAATCGTCTTGACCCTTTTAGATTTAGGATTAATAAAGTGAATCATATATTTTTTAGATTTTTTATTACTTTTCTCTAAATAATAATCGTTCATATAATATACGATTATATTTTATAATTCTTTCCAATTAATCCTCTCACCTTTGTTTTTCTTCTTAATTGCATTTCTAATTTGCTTTTCTGATAAATCATATGCAAGAGGTGTTGGCGTCTTATCATTAACTTTATTTTTTGGTCTGCAAACTGTCTTGTCTGTTTGTCCTTTATATTTCTGACCACAAGGTAACTCAATGTTCTTATCAATTAATGCATTTAAATTGAGCCAATGTTCTCGAGTCCAGTTCATCAAATCCTTTTTATTTCTTTTATTTGAATTAGTTAAGCCCAATTTACCCATTAACATCGATCGATATGCTGATGGCTTCATATTTTTAACTGATTCTTTTTCTTTTTCACTCATTAATATATATATAATATATATATTATATGATAAATAGATTATTATTGCTTGGTTGTGGAACGATCCAAAGATCATTAATTGAATTATTACATAAAAAGAAGCACTCGTTATTAAAAACAAAAGAGATTATAATTCTATGTCCAGAAGATATTCCAGAATATATATATAAAATTATACCAAAACTTATTCATATTAAACAACATTTAACAGAAAAGAATCAAGATGATATATTAAATAAATTAATGGATGATAAAACATTATGTGTTGATCTAACAGTTGATACAGATTCTATAAAAATCATTCAGTTAGCTAGAAAGAATAAATGTTTATATCTGAATAGTAGCATTGAAGAGTATAAAAAAGATGATATCAAAGATCCAGAGAAAAGAACTTTATATTATCAAAATATTCAATTAGAAAAATCAATAAAGAAAACAAGATCTAAAACATCTATAATTGAATCAGGAGGAGCAAACCCGGGATTGATATCTAATTTAACAATGGAAGCAATACATCAATACTGTCAGGATCACCGACCTGATTTATTAAAATATATCAAACAGAATAAATGGTCATATGTTGCATCGAAATGTATAAAAATGATTCATTGTGCAGAACAAGACACCCAACAAACTTATCATAAACCGACCAAAAATTGTATATATAATACTTGGTCGCCTGCTGGTCTAATTTCTGAAGCTTTATCTCCCTCATTTATATCATCCCCAGTACCTCCAACGCCGGAGTATCATAAATCAAAATATAATAAAAATATGTATATAAATCCAGATAAGCATTCTATGGATTGTTTTACAAAATCATATATTATAACACCAGATGATAATGTCCAACAAATTACAGGCAGAATGATAACACATAATGAAGTTATATCTATGTCGAATTTATTTGCTACTAAGAATTATACTCCAATTATAACATATGTCTATGATTCTTGTCCTATATCTCAAAAATGTCTTGAATTAATGAAAAAAAATAATTATAAAGCTCCTACTAAATATGTTGCATTATATCAGGAAGATATTATTAATAAAGATTCATATGACTCTCTTGGTGCTTGTGTATTTTTCAATGATGGTCGAGTATATTGGTGTGGCTCTATTCTAACGAATAAACAAACAATTTCATTGTTAAATAAAAATTGTAATTCTAATTGTACTCAATTACAAGTATCAATATCAGTATTATCATTTATTGAATATTTATTAAAACATAAAAGTGAAGGGGTGATTACATCTGAAGATTTGCCATATAAAAAAATTATTGATTATTGTAAACCGTTTTTAGGTAATTTTGTTTGTAAAGAAATTACTGATGAAATAAAAAATATATAATAATAATATATAATAATAATATGAAAGAATTATCTAAGCATACAAAAGCTGAACTAATACAAATTATTAGAGTTTATAATGATAAAAATATTATAAAAAATTATCATAATTTATCTAAATTGGATCTAATAAAACTTATTGAAAAACATATACAATTTGATGCAGATGGAAAAGTTGAAGCAAAACAACTCCCTGCTAAAGTTATTGAATATGATGCTTTTAAAAAAACATTAGATGATAAAAAATTAGATAAAGTACTAACAGATAAACAAGAGTTAAAATTAGCAAGAGCGAGAGGACGACAGCGGGGTAAAATTGCAAAAATAGATGATCAATTGGATGGTCTAAGAGATGAATTAGAGAATAAGCCTAAACTAAAGGATGATAAATCTTTTATTAAAGAGGTAGAAGACCTGCAAAAAGCTAAATTAATTGAAAGGGGAAAATTAAAAACAATTAATGAATTATTTAAAAAAAATGAGGAATTACAAAATAAATTGAAATTAGAAAAAAAACCAAAAGAAACTAAAAAGAAAGAAGAACCAAAAGAACAACCTAAACTAGATATTAAATTAAATCCAGAAGATAAATATTCAATAAAAGATAGTGAAATAATCAAACCAGAAATTATAAATTTAAAATATAAAAATATACAATTTCCAAAAGTAGAAATTATTAAAGGAAGAAAACCAAAAGATGATGAAGATAGATATATCTTCGCAGCAATAGATAAAACAAAAGCACATCATAAATCATCTATTGATACTAAAAAAGAAGAATCAAATTTACATATTGAATTTGTAAAAGTGTATAATGATTCTAGAGGTCAGCAATATACTGAAAAGAACTTTATATTATTATGGGCATATTTAAAATCAATAAATATATTAAAAGATATTGATAATATTTCATTAGAATATTCAGCATCAGTTCCTGTAATAGGAACATAAAATAGATTAATAAATGAAGTTGGTTATCATAATAAAACTTTAGACATTTTAGATTTAAAAAATATATCTAATGAATCAAAATTAAAATTACATAATTTTTTGATAAATTCTAAATTTAAAAATATTTTTACATTTTATAAAAAAAATGATAAAAAATATAATCAAACTTTAGATAAACAAATAATTGAAGAATTTCAAAAGAAAGCAGAAGAACCTAAACCAAAAGCAACACAGAAAAAATAAATAAAATTAAAAATGATTTAAGGATTAAAATATATAAAAGAGTATAAAAGAATAATATGGATTATAAAAACGGTAAAATATATAAGATCACAGATTTAGCATATACTGTACAATATATCGGTTCTACAACTCAAACTTTATCAAGACGATTCAGTAAACATAAAGCTGGTTATAAAATTTGGCAAGATAATAATCTTAAAAAATATACAGTATATGATATATTTGATCAATTTGGTATTGAAAATTGTAAAATTGAATTGATTGAAGCTTTTCCTTGTAATAATCGAGATGAACTTGAACGCAAGGAAGGCGAATTTATAAAAGATAATGATTGTATTAATAAAATAATTGTTGGTAGAACAAGAGCAGAATATCGTATTGATAATAAAAACAAAATAGCAGAGTATTATGTTAATAATAAAAATAAAGTTTTAGAAAAACAGAAACTTTATCGTATTGATAATAAAAATAAAATAGCAGAAAAAAACAAACAATATTATGTTGATAATAAAAATAAAATAGTAGAGAATAACAAATTGTATCGTATTGCTAATAAAAACAAAATGGCAGATTATTGCAAACAAAAAATTATGTGTGAATGCGGTAGGGAATATGGAATATCTTGTAAATCAAATCATAATAAATCTAAATTTCATGTCAAATTTATCGAATCCAAAAATTAATTTATAATATATATTTATATTATAAATTAATGCCATTTGAAATTAGGCGATTAAACAAGGGCTACCAAATATTTAATAAAGATACAGGCAAAACATTTAGCAAGAAAGCTCTAACTGAAAAGAATGCGATTAAGCAATTTAGGATATTAAATAAATATCTTCATACACTTGAAGGGTCGGGAATGAATAGAGGAGAAATAAAAGAGACGAATTATAAAGCGTTAACTGATTTAGATATAAAAAAATATTTAGGTCAAAATGTTAAAATTGTATCACATCAAGATCTAAAAGATTATAAATCTATTGATCAGTTAATGCCGAATAAAAAGGATATTGTTGTTGTTATTTGGGAAAGTAGAAAAAATTATGGTCATTGGACACTATTATCTAAATATATTGACGAAGATTCGAATCTTAAAACAATTGAATATTTTGATTCATATGGATATCCAATCAATGAACCTTTAAAATGGATAAAAGATAAATCAATTGATTCAACAGATTATTTAACCAATTTATTAAGAAAAGCAGAAAATGAGGGCTATGATATTATTTATAATTCAAAGAATTTCCAGAATAAAAATAATGATGTAGCAACATGTGGCCGTCATGTTATATCAAGAGCCGTATCGATTATGAAGTATAATCAATCGTTATCGAATTATATCAAAATGTTCAATGAATTAAAAAATACGACAGGCTTTGATTATGATAGTTCTGTTTCACAGCTTGTAAATTAATTTAATTAAAATATACAATAAATTTATCATCATCTATTTTTATCTCATTTTTTATTTCAATTTTTTTTAAATCTTCAATTGGTATGTAATAATAATATTTACAAACATCTTTCTTATCATCTCGATTCTTAACAAACATTTTTTTATCATATTGTTTAAATCGATCCTTGCGATATCGAATATAATATAAACCATCATTATATAAAAATAGCAAATAAGTCCGCTTATGACATTTCATTT